TCATACCGCTCACACAGCACTTTCTTGTTCCACTCGAGCGGGATCAGCGCCTCGATGCCCTCCGTCGGGATCCCGATTGTGTGCCACGTACGGCCGAAGAACTCCACGAAGGTGTCCTCCCAGTCGTGCGTGTCGCCCTTCGGGATGGCGAGCACATAGGACGCGGATTTGCCGAGCAGCCGCACAGCGTCCACGACGTCCTGCCCGCCGGAATTGACAGGGGAGACCAGGACGTTCTCGACCTGCACCTCCTCGTCGTACCGGTAGACGGGCACGCCGAGCTCGTCCTCGCCGATCAGCTCCTTCACACGGAGCGTCACGGTCATTCCGTGGATTTTGGGCATAGGTCGATCACTCCCATCCGCTGGCGCCGGAGGCCCAGCCGCTTGAGGTCGTTTTTCAAGATCGCGTTGGCGATGCCGCCGCCGGGGATCGCGTAGGTGCCCTGCCAGTTGTAGCCGAGCGCCGTCTGGCTCTCCTGGCTCATGGCCTCGCCCTTGGTGTCCTGCCGCAGCACGCGCGAGAGCACGTCCACGGTCACGGCCTTGGCGACGGAGGCGAGCAGCCTGCCGTCCGCGATCATTTTGTCCAGATCCTGCCCGCGCTGAAGCGCCGCCTGCCGCAGGCAGTCCGAAACGACCGGGAGCAGCGCGGTCACCCGCGCTGTCTCCTCAGTCGTCAAAGTCCGCCAAAGCAGCGCGACGTCCTCAACGGTGGCGAAAGATTCCGCCGCGCTCATGGGATTACGCCTCCGCGGTCAGCGTGAAGGTCTTGGACACGGCGCCGCCGGAGACCGTCACGGTCTCACGCAGCTGCGCGTAGCCCTTCGCCTTCACGGTCACGTCGTAGGTGCCGTTCTCCAGCGTGAAGACGGCGACGCCGGAGGCGTTGACCTTCTTGCGTGCACCGGATACGGTCACGATCGCGTTGGTCACTGCGGTCGCGTCATTGCCGGTGCCGGTCTGCACGGTCGCGGTGAAGTTGTAGGTGGTCACGGGCGTCGCGGGCTCCAGATAGGCGAAGGGGCAGCCGGTGCGATCGCCGTCCATGCGGGTAGCGGGATTCGGCAGCGCCCAGCCCATGCGGAACACGACGCGCAGCGCGATCATGTCCTGCTGCGCGAGGTTGTAAATGATCTCCTTGGTGGTGGGATCCTGGATGACGCCCTGGTCGAGGATCTTCACGGTCACGTCCTTGCGGATGGAGTAGACCGCCTGGGAGAAGTCGCCGACGATCAGCTGCGCGCGAGACTGGTCAAAGCTGCCGTTCTGGGGGAAGAACATCGGCGCGCCGTCCAGCGCGTACTGCGTCGCGCCCTGCATGTCGCTCTTGAAGATCGGGTGGCCGTCCTCACCGCGGATGCCGCGCAGCTTCGCGCGCATACCCATGGCAGCGAGTGCGCCGGTCACCATGCGGCCGGATTCCTCGACCTTGGAGATCACGCCGCCCTCGCCGAGCAGCAGGTCGTAATAGTCCGGCGTGGCGCCGGGGGCAACGTTGTTGCCGGCCTGGCGGGCGGTGGTCAGGATGCCGGCGCGCCAGCTGGCGGGACGGTTGACGTCAAAGATGCAGGCGCCATCCACTTCCGCGCCGATCGCTTCCATGACGCGAGGGGTGACCTCGCCCATGATGTCGAAGTCGGCGTCTTCCAGGACGGCCTCGGGGATCGGAACGATCACCGCCAGCTCCTCGGCGATGAGAAAAACATTATCCCACGCCTGCTGGCTGGTCTTCTTCATGCCGGTGTCGCCGTTCACCCAGTAGGCCATCGGCAGCAGATCCAGCACGGGAATGCGGGTCTGCTTGCTGGTCATGTTGGGCAGCTTGCGGGCGAGCTGCATAAAGATGGAGTTTTTCGGAGCGTCCTGCTCGATGCTGTTCTGCACCTGCTCCTGGATCAGAGCCTCCGCAGCGCTGCGGTCAATGATGTTGGGCATTATAAATTCCTCCTCAAAATGATGATATTAGTGGCCGAACATCGCGCGAAGCGCGGCGTTTGCGGCCTGTTTCTTGTCGGTACCGCCGTTGGGATTTGCGGGCGGGTAGCCCTTCCCAGCGCCGTTGACGTTCAGAAGCTTTGCCAGCTCCTTCGCGTCCGCGCGCATGGCGGCCTCATCCTTGCCGGTCAGGCGGTCGGCCAGCTTTGCCGGCAGTCCTTCCTCGTCGGCAATTTTGCCGCGAAGGATTTTACCTTCCAGCTCCGCGATCCGGGTGTCGCGCGTCTGCAGCTCTGTCTGGTGCTGTGTGTTAAGCGTGGCCAGATCCTCGGGGCTTGTGTAGCCCTGGTACTGCTGCTGGACCGCTTCCGGGCTCAGCCACCCGTTGAAACGCTGCTCCGTGTTCTGGCGTTCGGTCGCGAGCAGCGCATCGAGCGCCTCCTGCGTGGTGATGGGTTCAAAAGGCATCTGTGGTGTTCCTCCTTTCCGCAAAAATGAGTATAAAAAAGCCTGTTATCTGCAATTTCTTCAAAGAATCCGCAAAAAACAGGCGTTTTTACTGATAAAGTTGTACTTTTGGTTTTAATTCATTCTAAAAACTGCAAATTTTGAGTATTAAAACCAAAATGGTTAATATCGCGCCTTCTGTTTCCGGCGCTCTTTGGTGGTGCTGCAGATCCAGTAGGCGAGGATCACGCTGTCCATGATGGAAATGTCCACGCCTTCCTTGATGCTCTTAAAGCCGAAACCGCCGCGGCTGCCGATCGCTCGCTTGTCGCAGTTGGTCACGCTCTGGGCGAGGCTCGGCTGTCCGGCGTGCCGGACCGTGTGCAGGTCGACCGCCTGCTTGAAGGCCGCGTTCGCCGTCACGACCTCGCCCACGCTGGGCACGATCACAGACGCCTTCACGCGCGCCTCTTTCAAAGCGTCCGCGAGGATCTGCTGATTGCCGGCGCCGTCGATCACGATTTTTTCGACCTGCGCCGCCTTGAGAAAGTTGAGGATCCAGCCGTTGCCGTTGCGCGTGCTCTGGTCGTCGATCGTCTCCACGAAGACGCCGTCCTTGATCTTCACGGCGATGGAGAGGGCGACGGTCGCGCCGTCCGCGGCATATTTCACGCCGGCGAAAAGCTTCCCGCGCAGCTGCGGCAGCTGCTGCACCTTCAGATCGTCCCACTCCGCCTCAGAGATCGCGCTCTTAAGGTTGTAGCGGAACCAGAAGCCGAGGCGCTGGATCACAAAGTCGAGCACGTCGCCGCGGATCTCACTGCGGATCTTGCGCTCGTCGAGATGGTAGCCCATGGAGGGGTTGGTCTCATACCAGAGATCCACGTCCTTGATGTCCGTCGGCTGCTCGTCCACGCTCCACTCGGCCCAGCCAGTGTCGTAGGTGTCGCCGCCGAGCAGGCAGTCCTCCCGCATCTTCACGAAAACCGTGCCGGCGCTGGTGAGCGTCGGCGGCGTTCCGCAGAAGATCGTCTGCGGATTGGGTGAATCCGAGACGGTATAGATCAGCGCAGCCTCCTGCTCCGTGGTGTATTCCTGCGCCTCGTCGATGATCAGCAGGTCGAAGCCCTCGCCCAGACCGCCGGAGACGGTGCGCGTGCGGAAGACGATGCTGCCGCCGTCTGTCAGCTCGATGCTTTCCAGTCCGTACTGCTTGGATGCCTTGAAGGAGCGGGGCGGCGGCACGTCGTTCGCGCCCATGCGGCCGAGCTCCGTATATCCGGCGTCCAGAAGGACCTGACGCAGGCGGACGTACGCGCTGTGCGAGGTCGTCGTGCGGTGGGCGGTGTGGCATATCTTCTCGCCATGCTCCAGCCCGTAGATCTCCCGCATGACCACGACCTCGTTCTTGCCGTTTCGACGTGGGACGGAAAAGCCAAATTTCTGGTGCGTCCAGAGCCCGTCCTCGTTCACGGCCATGATGTCACTGGCGAGCAGCTCCTGCCATGGGTAGGACGTGCGGCCGCTGCTGTTGTATAGATCTACGGCGTCGAGCCCTTTGGTCTCTGTATAAGGCAGCACCAGGGCCCGCGTCGGCGTCTGCCGGCCGTAGCGTTTGGTCACTGCCATGTCAAAATCACCGATTCCTTATGATTCGCGCCGTCGGTAATTCTGCACGGTCTCCGTGCGTCCCGGCGCGATGTATGTGATCGTGCAGCGGCAATCGAGATGCCGCCGCCAGACATCGTCGCCCTGCCGGGAGACGTCCGCATAGTCATACGTTCCGGCGATCCCGGCACACCAGGCGCAGCACTTGGCGGCGCTGGTGCGCCTGATCGTTGGCTTCAGCCCGGCCTTCCGCTGAAAAGCGGCATTGCGCCGCACCGCCTCGTCGCCAACGTGTCGGGCATAATTTTCGCTGGTCCTCCGCAGCAGGCTCTCCGCCTGTGCGGTGTCCTCGGCAGCCTCCAGCGCGGAGGCGATGCCGCCGATGCGCTCATAGTCCACCGGGACGCTCTGCGCCCGGATGCCGATGTGAGCAGCCTTGTTGATGTACGTCTGCACCTGCTGCGCCACGTCGTCGATCAGACCGTGCATCTGCGTGAGAGACGGCGTCACCAGCTCCTCAGCCCAGGCCATTACCTCGCTCTCCGCCATTCCCTCCGGGATATAACCGGCGAGAACGTCAGAACAGATCGCGCTCGTGCGCTGGGCAAAGGTCTGCACTTCGGCATA